GTTAAAGATCTTTTTAACTAGTCGATGTGTTTGCCATTCAGCTGCTGATCCTAAAGAAATTGGACAGTAGTTATTTTTTTGATAATTAAACTTAATACAAGACGCCATCTTTCTATCGAAAGCGCTTAGTTCAGTATTATAATCATCAATTGGTAGACCAAGACCTCCTAACCATTCGGGAAGGAACCATGATAATGTGGTTGATTTGAGGATGTCGGAATTTGCCCTAATAAATTCACTTTTTACTTTTTGCCATATCTCCCTGGGACAACTGTCCTTCAGGTATCTGCACTTAGATCCTATAAGATCGAGAGTCATGCCAAATCGTGAATCAGAACTTGAACGTTTGATACCGTAAAATAAACCTAAGTTCACATACTGCACCGCCGTCCATTTAGAGGTGTATAAAGTCCCTTGTCTGAAACACTCGTCGACATTCAAATTGATAAATAGAAGTGAGTTGATTGTACAGAATTGGTTTGAAAAATATGTCTTCCCTATGGAAGATTCCAGACCAGCTATTGAACACACATTCTCCCAGATCTCTCTAACCCACCGTGGTCCCCGGAAAACATTGTCATCTCCATTAACTTTGAGACGAGCCAATCTTAACCGACGTAACGGCGAGTGACGAGGAAGATACCTTTTATCAATTAATCGGAAATATTCTACTTCTCCATTTTCCCAAGACTCTTTAGTCGTTCCTGCAATCTCCATGCAAAACCTGCATAGAGCTGCATTCACAATGCAAAGTATAGGAAAAGAAAGAATGGAACCCATTAACTGACCATTGGTTTGTGGAAGGAGCTTACCTTTATGCTCGAAGAAGTGTCCGATCAAACTTTTTTTGAAGATTTTTTTGAGATTAATATAAAAATCAGCCCCAAAGAACTGCAAGAGTTCCTCGTTCGGATTGTCCATCCAAAGTTCGAAAAGCGAGTCTATAACTGTTTCGGTTGCCCATTTCTTTAGATTATCGGTTGATGCTACGTAATCACCGGAAATGATAATTTCATTATCTAACATATTGCTAAATAATTCATTAATGTCTTGTTCTGTGACAGGTTTCCCTATTAGGTTAAATACTTTATTTTTTGATAAGGTAGACCAGAGATACTTTTGAATAGGTTTTTCAAAAGTGTAGATTATGGGGGGTCCTTTAGATATTACTCTGATCTTTAGAGGTTCTGCTAAGCCTAATGCTGTGCAGACAGGCAACTCAAGTATTGACTGTTCGTAGAGATACTTAACATACTCTGGAATAAGAGCTTCAAGCTGTTCAAAGTCAACTATTCTAGCTATTTCCATTTCGTTATTAACCGGATCATTGTACATGTCCAGGATCTGCTGCTCGTGTTTACCTCTCAGTCCATAAATTTTGGACACCTTGTTATATACATACACGAGTTCTACGTTGATGACTAAATCATCTTTTCCAAGCTGATCACCAAACTCGGCAACTTGAGCCTGTTCTTTGAGGTGACCGACGGCTCCTAGGCCTGATCTAGATTTTATATAGTTCGAGCTAGTACTTGGGAAACTAACATCTAACATTGTCTTAAGGTCAAGAGGGTTGTGAATGTACAATTCATCAACTGTTCTTTTAATTTGGAACATAATATCCTCCCGAGTGACGAGGTACCTTTCTTCACCGATGTCTTTCTTGACAATAAACGACTTACTTTCAATAACATTATAAGGGCCTGTAAGGGCCTCTACTGTGCTATCTTCTGCTTGTTCGATCATCTCTTCCGAGACGGTAGGCATGCACTTCTTAAGATATAGAGTACTTGTAATAAATTTGATATATAAATTTGGATCTGAGGTCTTAAGACTATTAAGTTTGTCGTTACAGTGACCACCGAGAAGTACACTCGGATTTGAAAAAAATGACCCTTTTCTCTTAACATAAGGTTGCTTTGGGATATCTTGCAAATGTTCGGTGTTCACTCCGTTCATCCGCTGTGAGAAAAAGGATGCAAATTTATAT